CCGTATCTGTTTTTGGCTATAATAATCTGTTGACCAAACTCACCATGTTCAGCTTGCTCGTATTCATATACGTATGGATAATAGTTAAAGATTACGATTTCTGCGTCTTGCTCTAGATTACCAGACTCAGCTAGGTCGCTGAGCCTTGGAATCTTATCTACACGATGCTCTATGTTACGATTTAGTTGAGAGACTAATATAACAGAACAATCAAGTTCTTTTGCAAGCCACTTATATCTTCTAGTCACTTCGGCGATACGATGTCTTACATCTCTATTATCACGCTGTGAAAATTCAATAAAACCTATGTGGTCATCAATGATTACATCAGGTCTTATCTTTTTGGCTTCTTGAATGCCTTCATCTAGACCTCTTAAATTATCAAATAAATGAAGCGATTTGTAATACTTTTTAATAAAATCTAAACCTTTTTCTATTTCTTCTCTATGATTAGAGGCGTTGTTACGCATTTGTTTATTAGGTACAGAGGTATGCATTGCAAGAAACTTCTTAACAATCTCTACTCTAGGCATCTCTCTACTTATAAACATCACCTTCTTGCCATCAAGTATCATGTTTTTGGTAATATTTAAAGCCAAGGTACTCTTACCATTACCAGGTCTACCAGCAATAATAGATATTTCTCCTTTGGTCATACCAACGATAGCTTTGTCTACTAAAGAGATACCAGTCTGTACTAGATTCTTTTTTGCAAAGATAGACTCTATCAAGTCTTCATCAATACCTTCCATTGATTGATGGTCCATTTTAAGCATACTATTAAACTTCTCTGATATTTTACCAAGATAGTCTATGTCTGATGCTACATCTTTATATGACGTATCCTTTTCTATTCTATCTTTGAAGCCTACAATACGCTTCCATAGCTGTCTTCTTATAAAAAGATTGTAGATTGTAATGCAATGTGTTTTATAATTAGCCTCTGTAATAGTTCCATCTAATAATCCAGAAACATAGAAAGCAAGTTTGTGACCTTTCTCTCCTAAAAAGTTTGATACGGTTGCTAAGTCTATATCTTTGTTAGATTCGTGAAGATAGTACATAGCTCCCCAAATGTGTTGATGGTCTTCCATATAAAATACTTTAGTAGTATTTATATAATTTAAACCTTCTTGCATAAGTTCTGGATTTTTTAATATACATCCCAAAACTTGTTTTTCAGACACACCACTATACATTTTTGATACGTCTACATTTTTGTCAAAATAATCCATCTAATCCTCCTTTAGGTCTGGTGGTAAGCTATCTAATCTCTTACGCTCTATAATTAATTTATTCTCATACTTCTTATTCTCATTCCTTAATATACCAATAAAATAATATACATCATATCCTTTTCCTTGTAAATCTTTACGCTCCCAAATAGTGATGCAATGTTTTATAATTTCTTCATCAATATCTTGACAAGCTTTAAGCAAAGTATAGGTTGTTAGGTCATCTAACGCTGATATAAACAGGTCGTTTAAACGCTGTAATGTAAAATCATTAATATTTTTTTGTAACCTTGCTATCATTTTCGGATAGTTTTTCAAGGCATTTGACCAGCCACAAGCTGGACATCTCATTTACGCTCCTTACAAGGAAGCTCTTCAGGGCATGGTTGCTTGTCCATAGGAACACGCTTACCCAAGAACTCCCTCATAGGAACTTTACCTTTTGGCAATGTATAGTACCTCCAAGGTCTTTCGCATCGTGGACAACGATAAGGCTGGAACTTTGACTTATTGCTGTAAGATACTTCATTCTTCTTACGCTTCTCTGATTCAATGTATTCATCATCAAACCACTCATCATCAAAGTAATTTCTAAGAGTTTCTTTAGAGTATAAAGATTCATATAGATATAACCATACCTTCTCTGCGAACTTTTTAATCATCGCAAACTTCACAATTAGGATTTACCTTTGAAAGTTGCATTGATTCTTGTTTTTCTTTTTTCTCTTTATTTCTTTCAGTTGCTTCTATTATCTTTTTTGCAATAGTCATAATAGATTCAATCTCTTTTTTATCAAGCTCAATCATTGTGTAGCTACCTCTTCATAGCTGTATTCTGCTACCACTTTGCCTTGAGGTGTTGATATATGTCTAGTCTTAATTGGATGCCCTTCGTTTCTTAAATCCCAGATTCTGGCACTTAAACGAAAACATCCAAAGCTTTCTAGAGCTGACAACGGCGTAATGCGTTCACCGTTTTTTAAGGCTACTAAAATCATATCATTCTGTGTTTGATTCATCTTTAGTCTCCTCTTTGTCTCCCTCTATTTCATTTAAGACGCTGTTTATGTAATTATTAGCTAAGAATCTTTTTTCAGTAAGATTCATTTCTAATTGCTGTATTTCTTGTGCTATTTGATTAGCTCTTACATAAGACATCTGAGCATCATTGCTTAAGTCGCTCATAAAGAATTTAATCTCTTCTCCATCACGATTGATAACTTGCTCACGTTCTTGTGGCTGTGATACAGCCTCTGCTTCTTGTTTAGCCAAGTCTAATTCACTCATTTTACCCATATTACTCCTCCTTATTTAAGTCGTTAAAGTTTGCTCCGTCATAACACTTAGAGCATATTCCAGTTTTTTCTTCTTCTATGAATGAGTTTCCAAAGGGAGGAGATGTACAGCAAGAACTTTGCCAATCCCTCTCTTCACAAACTTCACATTCATTGACAGAGATAGCTGGACTATCTCCATCTTTGCTGTTTCCACAATAAGAACATTGAATTTCAGGAACATACATTCCATACTTATCACTTTTTTCTTTTTGTACAAATTCTAAATAACTCATTACTTATCCTTAAATTCTTTTATCATTGCAATTAAACTTAAGTAATAATCTTGAGACATGATAGCTAAATTTTCACCTCTGTCTTCTCCAACAAACTGAACATGAATTTCTTTTGTTGGTTTTAGATGTTTAGCTAACACTTTTCTTTTTTTACATTGAACATAGATGTTGTCTTCAATAACCATGTCTACCTCCTGAGCTAGACCTCTTGACCTTCCATCACTTCCCCATGTTCTTTCTGCTTTTAAATCAAAACCTTGAGCTTTTTCTACACATTTTCTTTCGTAATATGTTCCTCTTAATTTATTCTTCGCTGGCATTTCTTCTATCTCCCTTCCAGTATTGCATAATCCAATTTTGATTTTTTCTTTGATGTCTTAAGTCCATACCAGCAAATATCCACCAAGCTCCATACTTATTATCAAACTCTTTTGCTGTTTCTTCTCTCCACTTATCATCCTGTACTACTAAACTTTCTCTCTTAATCATGTGCTTTGACATCTTCTCTTCTTTTCTTTTTTCCCAAGCTAATTCTCTTTTATTTAAACTCATTATATCCACCAATCTGTTATATCGTTTTCATCTTCAGAACGCCTAAATATTTCGTTCTCTTTTTCTTCTTTTGCTATATAGTCTTTAAGCCATATATAACCTCTGTAAACTCCGTATAGTGATAATACTGCTAACACCCAATCAATCATGTTTATCTCCTTTGTAAGATGCGTGGGAATCTGCGATGAGATGTAGTAGATGAGTAAGAGGTATAAGACCCCCACGCTTTGTTAAATTAAAATGGCAGTTCGTCATCCTCCATCAACGCATCCTTACCTCTTGATACTGCCTTAAACACCATCTTAACTCTTGGTGTTTTCATGTCATTTCCTTCTCTTCCTACCCACTCTTCAATGACTACCTCTACATTAAATAGAAAGCGTTTAAACGCCTCCACATCTAGCTCTGGCAAAATCATTTTGTCATCTTTCTTTTGTACCATGTCCATCATATCACAAAGAGCATAGTATCCAGAATTGCTTCCCATGTCAGCTTGTAGGTTTGGGTATTTAGCTGGGTCAGGTTTTTTAAACCTAAAAATCCCTTTGTGTTTTACATCCTTACCTTCAATGTTAAACACTGGCTCGTAAATGTCTGCTAAAAACTTTCCACTAACTACTATATCTTTTTTGATATTTAAGTCCTTAACCTCTACATTATCATACTTACCAGCCTGTACAGAGCTACCACCACCTTGTGATTTTGGCTCATACCAAGCGTCTTCTCCAAATATGTTATTCAAGTCGTTATTATCCATTCTTTACCTCCTTCTTAGGTTTTTTCTTCAGCTGTTGTACATAGCCTTCAAAGTTATTTGTATTTAGTTTTTTATTTCTTACTGCTACTTCAATGCTTTCTATGAAAGCTTTATCTTTACCTTCTAACAATGTCATCAAGTAATCATTTTGTTCTTTAGAAATTGCTTGAGGTTTATCATCTTCAGGTAAATCTTCGCCCCTGTAAATATACAGACCAAGACCAAACAATGCAAAACATTTTACCAAACATCTTTTTATAGAGTTGTTAATCTGTGTTGCTGTTGGTTCTTTAATAGCTTTATTATAGTTATCCATTACAGCGTGAACTTCTGTTCTTGTAACACCTTCAATAGTTACAGACACTTTTACAAAACATCCACTTTCTGTTGACATATATGGAGTCTTAATCCATCCCATGTATTCATCTTTTGTAGATTTGACTGGCTGTTCGTACTCATGAGTTTCCCAAGTAGCATCTGGGTATACAGAAAGAACATATTGAACTGCATCACTCCAAGATAGATAATCATAATTACCTTTCTTTTCTTTGAACTCATTTACATTTATTTTATTAAGTGTTTCAAACACTGATAGTTTTTTCGTTGGCATTGTATTCCTCCTCATGTATTTCTATAAATTTATCTATGCTAACCCAGCTATCTGAGTAGCCCTCGTGTATCATTGCTATACCAGCTATGTCTGGTCTCATTGTAAAGTCTCCGTAGTTTTTGCTATTCGCCCAATCCATTAACATAAGGGCATAGTCCTCTGACCTCACAATACTTTTCACATTTTTTTCCGTTCCAAGTTTCTTTTTCATCGCACCTCCTAGGTATCGTGTTATCATCTAGATGTTTTAAAAGAACATCTCTCTTGTTCGTAAAGTACGAAACAATTTCTTCATTGTCAACAATAGGAATATTAACAAAATAAATATTTTTATCTACCCCTCTGGAAACAGCTGAGTGCGTTCCAGCATCTCTGATATTCATTTGTAGTTTCATTGCTTTGACTTTATGACCTTTCTTCTCTAATAAATATCTATACATATTTACTTGGTATAACCAATCTCCAAAGTCTGCTTTACTCTCATCCCTATGAAACACTTTAACCTGTTTAAACGCTCCCTTGTTTCCCCAAGCTCCAGATTTTTTATATCTTGCTCCTGATGGGTCTGGCATCATGACGTGCGTCATTCCTAAAACTTTTGATGCTTTAAAACTACCTGTGTTTTTGTAATCAATAAGCGTTTCCGTATCTTTGTCATAGAAGTCTAAGATACCAGTAATATCTAATCCTTCAAGTTTTTCTTCTTGTATTGCATTATCATCCAGCTCTTGACTTTCTAAATGTAAGTGATGAATAGTTCCCATGACTGCAAACGCCATGTCCTGTGGGTCTATATAATAATCATTAGTTCTTTTAAGGTAAGCCTCACACGTTCCAGATAATAACTCTGTTGTGCTCGGTGGTCTGTCATTAGGTCTCTGGTCTGACATCATCTTTAATGTGGCAACACTCATACAACGCTCTGACATACGACATTTTTTTAGACATCGTTTAAACGTAGTTTGTTCTCCATCTGGACAAATAAAACCTA